AGGAAAAGATAAAAAAATTTAGACAATCTGGTTTAGAAAGTGGCGGTGAGTATTCTTATGAAAATTTAACATTTAAATTATTAAGAAGAAATGGGTATATTGAAAAACTTTTTAAGGCTAAAACAACGATAACAAGTAAAAAATTGTCTTTACCACAATAATAAAATCAATTTTTTTACTATATGTGTGTATTTATTATAAAACAAATAATAATAATATTTATTAATTTATAAAAAAATGGCAGATTTAAAACCATTAGGTAGTGAAAAACTTAAAGCGGATGAAAAATTAAAAAGAATCCTTGAGTTAACATACTACGGTGAAACTAAAAATAAAACTATTACTGAATCCAATTCTTCTACAATGAAGACAGAATATCTGTCTGAATCTATTAATGGATTTAAATTTGGTATTGTAAAAGAAAAAGATGGATTTTATGTAAAAAAAGGTTTAAATGAAAGTTCATTAGATTATATTGGTGGACTTTTTATGAAAAATAAAAATAGATTTAATTCATATGCAGAAGCACTTAAAAGATTACAGTTATTGAGTGGTGCTGAATTAAATGAAGCAACAAAATATGTTTTAAAACAAAAACCAACAGAATCAACATTACCACCGGCACCTGATGCCGATATGGGTGCAGATTTACCACCAGCACCTGAAGGTGAAATGGGTGCTGATTTACCACCAGCACCTGAAGGTGAAATGGGTGCTGATTTACCACCAGCACCTGAAGGTGAAATGGGTGCAGAAGGTACGCCAAAACCATCAGATTATATGGCTGAAATTCAAAAATTCGCAGGTAAGTTAGGTCAAGAACTAAGAGACCAAAAAGAAAAAATGGAAAGTGATGATATAAAATATGTGTTAAATATGATTATATCCGCTGTTGATTTAGATAAACTTGATGATGAAGATATTGAAGAGATTGGTGGGAAATTTGATAGAGAGGTTGAAGATGACGCAACAATGAGCGATGAGATGGGTGACGATACTTTACCCGCAGAAGACGAAACGGTTCCCGAGGAACCAACAGGTGATGAAGATTTGGGTGAAATGTTTGGTATTGATAAATTAGAATCTTTTATTAATAAACCAATTGAAACGGATGAAGTTGACTTGTCAAAATATGCCGATTTAGGAAAGGGTACAAATGAAGAAGATTTAAAAGAAATCGATTTAGATGAAATTAAAAGTGAAATAAACAAAAGTATTGCTGAGACTTTAGGTAAATATTTCAAATAAAATGAGACTCATTTATGTCAATGAAATAGGGACAGACTATAAGGGTCAAAAACAATATGAATTCATATTTAGTTTTTCTGATGAAATTGATATGGATGTTTGGTTTGACGTTCCCGCTTCTTCGACATATACATCTAAATCACCAAATGTTGAATATATTGACCAAGTTGGTTTATTAAAAGATACAGATATTGTTTTTGAATTAATACAAAATTCTGATTATTTTGGTATTATCGATGCTGTCGATGGTATTGTTGCAATGGCATGGGAGAAATCAAATTTCGATTCCGATACGGAAAGATTATTTTTTAGGTTTGGAGAAACCTATGAAGTTATTGTAAATAAATTAAAACAAAGAGGAATAAAATTAGAAAATAAAAAATTAAAATATAATGAATAGAAAAGTAATAATTGAAAAACTGTTAAAAGAAGGTTTTTCAGAAAAAACACTTGTTAGTTTTAATGATAAACAACTTGCTTTATTATCTACTACGATATTAAAAGAAGAAGATGTAATGATATCAAAAAAAGACCCTCAATTTCAACAAAAAGTTGCGATTGCAAAAAAGGGAAACAAAACCATCGAAACATATGAATCAAAACATGAAGATGTTAATGAAAAATGGGATGGTGATGTTAAAATTAAAAAAACTGGCGAACACGCGGATAAAACAGTAAAAGAGTTAAAAACCGAACTTAATAAGTTAAAAGAAAAAAGTAAAAAATATCAAGACGAGGGTAAAAAAGTACCAAAAAAGATAATAGACCAAGAAGCGGAATTAAAATTTGCGATTAGAGCAAAACAAGGATGGAAAGAAAAGATAAATGAAAATAATCATGAAATTGAAGAATGGGTATTAGATTTAGCGGAATCGAAGTATACTCACTTTACATCTAAAAATGATATCATGAAAATCATAAATGAAAAAATGGAAACATTTCAACCAATGCCAATTTCAAAAGCAAAAAAAGGTCACAATGATGTACCAGAATTTATGACATATGATGCAATTGTTGGAAATCAACCATCTCCCGCACCTAATCCTTCTCAACCTGATGTTATTCCCGATACACCAACAAAACCAGAAGAAAGACCAAGACCAAAAACACCATATCAACCAGGTCCTGGTGTAAACCCTAAACCTAAAGCATTATTCGAAAAAGAAAAAGAGGCACCTGTAAAACCAAAAACACCGGTAAAACCAAAAGAAAGACCAAAAACACCATATCAACCAGGTCCCGGTACGAACCCTAAACCTAAAGCATTATTTGAAAAAGAAAAGGAATCACCAGTAAGACCAAAAACTTCAAAAATGTATTATCACGTATTAGAAGATGGGGGTTATGGTAACATAGGATGGCATGGATATTATGATACTGAAAAAGAAGCAGAAGAAAGAGTTAGTAATTTACAAGATAAGTTTCCTAAATTATTTTTTTATGTTGAACCTTCTAACAGTAAAAAAGAACCTTATAACGTTACTGTCTAAATACCAAACCAAAAATATAAATAATTATGAAAATTAAGTTTTATAAAAAAGATTTGTTGCGTATATTAAATGAAAATTTATACGAAATGCCAATGGATTTTGATACAGAAGATAGACCTTATCAAGGAGTACAAGATAAATTATCTCAAGGTGACACTCCGTTAAAAAAAATTCCATTTCCTAGAACGGGTAATGAACCAAATAAAAATTTTCAAGAATTACTGGCTTCTGAAAGATATAGAAATGTAGTTGCTAAAGTTAGAGAATATACGGGGATTCAAACCCCATTAAGAGGTGACCAAAATGTTGGGCCACTGACTCAAATGATGATGTCAGCACATAATGATATTGTTAGAACCGAATCTCGACATAGAGAGGCGTTAGAAAGATTGGCTGTTGAGTTAGTTATGAAAGAAATGGGAATACCTGAAGGGGCGTTACAATTTGATGTTAAGATTGTTGGAATGGGTGAAATAAATACCCAAGATTTCAATCGTGAAATACAACAACAACAACCAAATATTGACCCAGTTGATATTGAAAAAGATTTGATGACTGATTTGGAATCAATGACAATGGAAAAAGCAAAAAGAAGGTTAATTAATAACATGATACAAGGGGCGTCGAAAAGAGGTCATTACATGTATCATTATGTTGCGGATAAGATTAGAGAAATTACTGGTTCAGACAACATTATTAACCAATATGGTATTCTTATGTCAATCAACGATACCTTCTATTGGCAAATGAGTGATGAATTCATGAAACAAATGATGGGAAGACCTGGCGGCGGAGGGATGGTTGCGGGTAAAGAAGAAGTAAAAAGAGAAACCGACCCACCAACAATAGTTGCTAGAGGTATAAACTTTCCGGTTATTGTTCATGAATTAATTAAAGGTACTTTGGAATTATTCGCAATTCAAGGAAGACCAACAGATGATGAAGGTAATGAGGACATTGAATCTTGGTCTGAAATTGAATCTTCTGAAGATACATTAGAAAAAGAAATATGGGATTTGAGATTAGGTCCATCAATTTGGGATAGAGTTAGAAATCAATTTCCTGAAGACATTTTAAATGATGAAAATAAGGTAGAATTACAAAACTATTTGTTAACTTCAATTTTTAAATTACCCGCTAAACCATTTTTAGTGTTTATGAAAGAAGTTCTTTCAGGTTCTGAAAATGGTAAACGCTTAATGAATGAATTAATGAATGGAATCGACCAAATGTTCAAAGACCAAGATTATCAAGACGCAATTGATTCATTTAATGATGATTTAAATGATGTTACAGATAACACTGATGATGATGATTTAGAAGATTTTTTAGGTAGTTTGGGGATTAAATTGTCAGAGGATTAATTAAAGACAAATAACGAAAACAATAAAAGGGGTTTTATACCCCTTTTTTTATATTTATGAGTATGAATAATCAAAAAATAGAACAATTAAAAGAATATGCTAAAATTATTAAGGATACTCCGTATGCTTTAAAAACATATTTACAAACTTATGATAACACACAAAAAAGGTTTGTTCCCTTAGAATTGTTTCCCGACCAAGTACAATTATTAAATGACTACGAAAAGTACAATGAAAATATAACAAGAAAATATCGTCAAGCGGGTGTGACTACGGTAACAGCGGCATGGGTTTCTAAACGTTTACAAACAGCAAAAAAAGACAATCCAGATAGGGTGTTAATTATTGCAAACAAAAAAGATACCGCTGTTGAAATGGCCAATAAAATTAGAGGATTTATTGAACAATGGCCTGATTGGATTAATGTTGGTTTTTCACCAGACAAAAATTCAGAAAGTAGATTTAGATTAAACAACGGATGTGAAGTTAAAGCCGTTGCGACATCCGCGGATGCGTTAAGAGGTTATACTCCAACAATATTAATTTTTGACGAGGCAGCATACATCGAAGCCGGTGAAGATTTTTGGGCCGCATCCATGGCATCTCTTTCAACTGGTGGTAAGATTATACTCATTTCAACACCTAATGGTTATGATGCAATATATTATGGTGTCTATGACCAATCTATCAGAGGTTTAAATGATTTCCATATTACCGATTTAAGATGGTTTAAAGACCCAAGATATACAAAAGATTTGAGATGGGTTAAATGTAATGACATTGTTCATTACATGACAAATAGAGGTTTATATGATGACAATGAAGTCGTAATGAATGATTTCGACATTGATAACTATAATGAATATTTGGAACAAGGGTATAAACCATTTTCAAGTTGGTTTGAAGGAATGTCCAAAAAATTTAAATTTGATAGAAGGAAAATTGCCCAAGAATTAGAGTGTGATTTTTTAGGTTCAGGTGATGGTGTTATACCAAGTGATGTTCAAGAAAACATCATAAAAAATATGATAAGAGAACCTAAAGAAAAATACATGCAAGGTACTCTTTGGCAATGGACAGAACCTGTTCAAGGTCACAGATACATCGCCGCTGTTGATGTTAGTAGAGGTGATAGTGAAGATTTTTCTTCAATTAATATTATTGATTTTGATGAAAGAGAACAAGTCCTTGAATATGTTGGAAAAATACCACCCGATGACTTAGCCACCATTGTTTACAAATGGGCAACTTTGTATGAAGCTTATGTTGTTATTGATATAACGGGGGGAATGGGGGTTGCGACATCAAGAAAATTACAAGAATTAAACTATAAAAATTTATATATTGATGGGATGAATACCAATAATATTTGGGAGTATAATAAAAAAATAATGGATAAAATTCCCGGTATTAATTTCAATAATAAAAGAACTCAAATAATCGCAGCTTTTGAAGAACATTTAAGAAAAGGTTTTCAAGTCAGGTCAACAAGACTAATGAACGAATTAAACACTTTTGTATATATTAACGGTAGGGCGGACCATATGAAAGGAGCACATGACGACTCGATTATTAGTATGTCAATGGCGATATATGTTGGGGACACATGTTTTAATCAACTACTGAAAAACGAAAACGCAAATAAAGCAATGTTAGAATCTTGGACATTGTCTGAAAGAACGTATGAACCCAATAAATCTTTTTATTCTTACGGTACAGCATTTGACCAAATTGGTTCAATGACTTCGAGTGGAGAATTGATTAACTCTCCTTATCAAAATAACGCAACAAAGGAGCACTATAAACAATATTCTTGGTTATTTGGTAAAAAGCGTTAATCGTACATTATCAAATAATTTTTGTTTATATTATTTTTAACTATTTATATATATGGCTGATAATTTAACAGTATTTCAAAGATTAACAAAAGTATTTGGATTTCCAGGTAAGGTGACACCCGAACAGTCACCTTCTTTTAATTTTGATAAAGAACAAATTTTAAAAACAAGTAGTAGGGAAGAATATGAAAAAGCAATGTTGCAGGCTCAACAAAGTCAATATATTGCTGATAAGTTTTCTAAACTTGACCAATCACTCTATAATCAATCCGTTTATTATGAACCAAACAGATTGTCAATGTATTATGATGTTGAGTCAATGGAATTCACACCGGAAATTTCCGCGGCTTTAGATATCTATGCTGAAGAATCGACAACATTATCTGAAAAAGGAGATTTATTAACAATTTTTTCAGAATCTGAAAGAGTTAAATCGGTTTTACAAGATTTATTTGTCAACAAATTAGATTTAAATACCAATTTACAAATGTGGGCTAGAGGTATGTGTAAATATGGGGATAATTTTGTTTACATAAAAGTTCATCCAGAACATGGTATAATTGGATGTCAACAATTACCAAATATTGAAATAGAGAGATTAGAGGGTAAAGAAAGTAAGACCCCTAATCAAATGGATACAATGCAAATGCCAACCAGAGAACTTAGATTTCAATGGAAAAATAAAGAAATGGAATTTCAATCTTGGGAGATTGCCCATTTTAGACTTTTAGGTGATGATAGAAAACTTCCATATGGTACCAGTATGTTGGATAAAATTAGAAGAATATGGAAACAATTATTATTGGCTGAAGATGCGATGTTAATTTATAGAACAACTAGAGCACCTGAAAGAAGAGTATTTAAAGTTTTTGTTGGTAATATGGATGATAAAGACATTGAACCATATGTACAAAGAGTTGCCAATAAATTTAAACGAGACCAAGTAGTGGACTCAAGAAATGGTCAAGTTGATATGAGATATAATCAAATGGCAGTAGACCAAGACTATTTTATTCCTGTTCGTGATGCCGCACAAACCAATCCAATTGAGACGTTACCAGGTGCACAGAATTTAGGTGAAATTGCGGATATTGAATATATTCAGAAAAAAATGTTAGCCGCGTTAAGAATTCCAAAGGCGTTTTTAGGTTTTGAAGAAGTTGTTGGTGATGGTAAAACATTAGCGTTAATGGATATTAGATTTGCAAGAACTATTAATAGAATTCAAAAATCTTTAATACATGAATTAAATAAAATTGCTTTAGTTCATTTATATCTTGTTGGATTAGAAGATGAATTAAATAATTTTTCATTGTCACTTACAAATCCATCAGCACAATCTGATTTATTAAGAATAGAACAATGGAAAGAAAAAATATTACTATATAAAGACGCAACATCAGACCAATCTCAAATTGGTATTTTACCAGTGTCACATACATGGGCGAAGAAAAATATTCTTGGAATGAGTGATAGTGAAGTTATGTTAGACTTACAACAACAAAGAATTGAAAGAGCAATTGGTTTTGAATTAACAAACACACAAAACGTAATTAAACGTTCAGGGGTATTTGATGAAGTTGATTCGAAATATGGTGTCCCTGAATCTGAAAGACAAGAGGGGGGTGAATCACCAGAGGGGGGTGAAGTTGGAGGTATGGATATGGGAGCGGCACCCCCACCAAGTCCACCACCAACAGGTGGAGGTGAACAACCTTTAAGTGAAGATAAAAAAAATAGATTATTTAATATTTTAGGGGAATCTGAAAATTTAGAAGATTTATTTGATATTAATAAGGCCCAACAGAATATTTATGAAATAGAAAATAAATTAAAAGACATATTAAACCAATAATCAAATGAAAAATTTTGGAGAATTTAAATTAAAAATGTTAACAAAGTTAACTGAATCATATGCATCAAAAAATAAAGTAGAAATAAAAGATTTAGTAAAAAAACTAAAATCAAATAAATCTTTAGTGGAAATGTATATGTTTTATGAAAATGTAGAAAATCTTAATATCACAACTAAAGATAAAGCTAAATTATATGTGGAATCTATTGAACCCATTTTAATCGATAAAATGAAATCTTTGAAAAAGGATATGAAAGAGTTTGAAAAATCACTTAAAGATGTTGTTATAGAAAACAATTCGATTTACAGTGATTTAGATGTATTATCTGAAGAATCTAATATACATAACATATCGTCTAAAATTGATGCCAGAGAAAATTTAATATCTCATTTAATTTCAGAAAAGAAAAAAAATAACGAGGAAGTACCTTCTGTTCAAATAGAAAATCATTCACTATTAAATGCTGTTTTGGTGAATAATTTTAATATAAAATATTCTGATTTTTTAAACGAAGAGCAGAAAACAACATTTAATGAAATTGTTTCAATGTCCACCAATGAAATAGAAAATGAAACAAAAAAACTCAAAAAAGAATTATTAGGTAAAATTGATTCTTTGATTAAAGAATCAAATGAAGACACATTAAAAGAAAAATTAAAAATTGTGGTATCAGAAATAAACAATACCGATACCACAAAATTTGACTACTACAAATTGCTTGAATTAAAGAACAATCTAGTTTGACTTTTCTTCTTGACTCTTCATTTTTTGTCTATAAATTGCTTTAAGCATTTGGTCTCTTTTTTCGACCGAAGGTTTTACAAACTCTTCCCTATCTCTTAATTGTTCATTTTGTCTTGTTTTTTGTACCCTATATTTATATTTTTTTAGGGCGGATTCTAATCCCTTTTCTTTGTTTACGTTAATTTTTATCATAAGTTTTTTTTTAAAATATACGAAAAAAATTTTAAATTATTAACATTATTTCATATATTTTGTATACACCATAAAATATATTATATATGATAAATAATAATGAAAAAAGGAAAGTTTATATCAATTGGTTCACACGATAGTGTAAAAATAGGTTATGGAACTGTAGATTATAAAAATTTAAAAACAATTTACGTACAATTAAATTCTTGGATAGAACCAACATCAAACGAACAAGACTTTAATAAACTAATATTTAAAACAAGAAAAAAAATAAAAGATAATGTTTATTTTCTTAATTCTGATTTTTTTAAGAATCAATGTATTGTTGATTTGGATATAAAAACAAATGGAGTTAAATTAAATAAAAGGTCTTTTATGGACTTAGAAATAACATTATACGTTAATAAACCTTTCGATGTAAGGTCTAAAGAGGTAAAGACATTTGTTTCTAATTTTTCAAAAAACATTATTGATACAATACTCATTGATAAAACTTTTTACAATTTCTTCGATAAAAAGAATTAATCTTTTTATGAAGTATTTATTGTAAAAAGATTAATGAAAATATTAGGACCTAACGATACCGGTAGAGGTATTCTTTTGGAATACGATGCCGGTTATGTTTCATACGAAGACAATAAAAAAATAATTTCTGAAATGAGAGATATGGATTTCTCTCAAGATATTGTTTTATATGCTGTTTTACAGAAATATGATACCCCAAACAAAAATGGTAGAATATATCCTGAACTTTTATTAAAAAGGGAAAACGAAAAATACCAAACCTTAATAAAAAAAGGTGGTGCTTTAAACGAATTGAACCATCCTTCGTCTTCACTTATTGATTTAGATAGAGTTTCCCATTCTATTTTGGAAACATGGTGGGATGGTAAAATCTTAATGGGTAAGATAAAACTTTTTACATCACCAGCTTGGAAAAAAATGGGTATAGTTAGTACTAAAGGGGACCAAGCGGCAATGTTAATTATGAATGGAGCGACTCTTGGTATTTCATCTAGAGGTGTTGGTTCATTAAAAAATGTTAAAGGACAAAATATTGTTCAAGATGATTTTGAATTGGTATGTTTTGATTTAGTATCATCCCCGAGTACACCAGGCGCTTACATTTTTTCAGATATAAATGATAGAGAACAATATCAAGAATCACTAAATGAAAAACCAAAAGATTTTGATAAAATGAAAAATCTTATGTCAAAATTAGATAATTTTTTATCAAAATAATTTTTTTACGTTTTTAATAACATAAATAATGTTTTTTTTATAAAAACAATATATTTATTATAAAAATATATTCATAAAAATGAGCGACAAATCAATTTTAGAACAAGCATTACTTCAGGTTCAAACACTTGAAGAAGCGGTAAAAGCGAATGCAAAAGGTATACTGGCTTCTACAATGAAACAGGAACTAAACGATTTGCTAAAAGAATCATTAGAAGAAGAGAAAGAGGTTGAAGAACAACCTGATTCTGAAGAGGACACAGACGATGTACCAGTTGTTACTGGTGATGACGAAAATCCAGATAATGAAGGTGATGAACCATCAAAAGATATTGATTCATTAGATTCTGATGACGACATGGGTCCATCTATGGATGACATGGATTCTGATGACGACATGGGTCCATCTATGGATGACATGGATTCTGATGATGAAGATGTGTTAGACATGACCAATGCAGATGAGGATGAAATTTTAAAAGTCTTCAAAGCAATGGGACCAAATGATGGTGTAATCGTTAAAAAAGACGATAATCATATTGAATTATCTGATGGCGATGATGAATATATCATCCAATTAGATGAAGAAGACATGATGTCTGACGAAATGCCGGTTGATGAAGACGAAATGATGTCTGATGAAATGCCAATGGATGAAGAGGACATGATGTCCGACGAAATGCCAATGGATGAAGAAGACATGATGTCTGACGAAACTGTTTATGAAATTGAACTTGATGATGTTGACGAAGTTGACACAACAGAGGGAGATGTAGAACCAGTTGAAGGAGACGTTGATGAATCTGCTCGTACAATGGGTTTTGGTTACCATGGGGGTTTAAAATCTAAAAACGTGTATAAAGCGGGTAACAAAAGAGAAGAAATTAACGAAGAAGTTAGTAAACTCAAAAAACAAAACGATGAATATAAAAAGGCATTAGTCTTATTCAAAGAAAAGTTAAATGAAGTTGCTGTCTTTAACGCTAATTTGGCTTACGCAACTCGTTTATTTACCGAGCATTCAACTACAAAACAAGAAAAATTAAATATCTTAAAAAGATTCGACTCAATTTCAACCTTGAAAGAATCTAAGAACTTATATAGTTCAATAAAAACCGAATTAAATACTAAAAAACCTGTAACTGAATCGGTGGTTGAAAAAATAAATCAGACACCAACATCTTCTTCTACAAATGTGTTATCTGAGTCTAAGGCTTATGAGAATCCACAATTTAAAAGAATGAAAGATTTAATGTCAAAAATAAAATAAAAAAATAAACTTAAAAAAAATAAAAATCTAAAAAAATGGGAGCATTATTAGAATCAGGTATGGTTGGTAACATTGGATTAAAACACCTCCGTGTTATCAAAGAAGATACCATTAAAAAATGGGATGAACTAGGATTTCTTGAAGGTCTTGGTGGTCATCAAAAAGATAATATCGCGCAATTGTATGAAAACCAAGCGTCATATTTGATAAACGAAGCGGCTGTTGCTGATGCTTCAGGTTCATTTGAAACTGTTGTATTTCCAATCATCAGACGTGTATTCTCTAAATTATTAGCGAACGATATCGTATCTGTACAAGCGATGAACTTACCAATCGGTAAATTGTTCTATTTTGTACCTAAAATTCAAGAAAGAACTGCAAGTAACGGACACTATCAACCTTATGGTTTCCCAAGTTCATTAACTGACCCTAACACTGGTTATACTGGTAACAACTTGTATGACCGTTTTTATGAAGGTAGTGATGCCAACGACCAAGGTTTGTTCGATTACTCAAAAGGTGCGTTTAGTACTGTGACTGTTAACCCAATCGAGTTAGTAACTTTCTCTAATGGTGTTGCATCAACTCAATCAGCAATTGCGACTGGTGTTACAGTATCGAGTGTTATCTTAAAAGTTTCAGGTTTCACCTCAACTTATGATGGAGCCGGTAAACTTGCGGGTCCTAATGGTCACGTTATGGATACTGAAGAATTCTTAGCATCATTAACAATTGCCGCTAACCAATTAAGTGGTCACACTTCAGGTTATGCTGCATTACCTTTTAATGTGGTAACACAGAAATATGGTAAAGGTATCGTTGAGTACGGAACAAAAACCGCTGGTAGAACGGGTAACTACAATAACATTTGTGACCAAGATGGTATCATCTATTTATCTGTTGACCTTGAGTCATATAGTTCAACTGCGGGTTACACTGGTTACACTGTAGCAGGTTCAACATTAGCGGCTGCTGACTTCTCGGTAAGTTGGAGAGAATATAGTTCACTTGAATTCGAAGAAGAAATCGGTGAAGTATCTTTTGACTTGGAATCAGTAACAGTTTCTGTAACTGAAAGAAAGTTAAGAGCTAGCTGGTCTCCTGAATTGGCACAAGACGTAAGTGCGTTCCATAACATCGACGCTGAAGCTGAATTAACAGCTTTATTGTCTGAACAAATCGCAGCTGAAATCGACCGTGAAATTCTTCGTGACCTTCGTAAAGGCGCTGCTTGGACAGCTAAATGGGATTATAACGAGTGGAAATATGGTAACAATGGTTCATCATACGCTGGTTACACCCAAAAAGATTGGAACCAAACATTGGTTACCAAAATTAACCAAATCTCGGCTCAAATCCATAAAACTACCTTGAGAGGTGGAGCTAACTGGATTGTTGTATCTTCTGAGGTATCTGCAGTATTTGATGACTTGGAGTACTTCCACGTTTCAAACGCTAACCCTGAGCAAGACCAATATAACATGGGTATTGAGAAGATTGGTTCATTAGCAGGTCGTTATCAAGTTTATCGTGACCCCTATTTACCAGCTGGTAAAATCATCATCGGTCACAAAGGTAAATCATTGTTGGACGCTGGTTACATCTACGCACCATACGTTCCACTACAATTAACACCTACAATGTACAATCCATTTAACTTCACACCAATCAAAGGTATCATGACAAGATACGCGAAGAAAATGGTGAACAACCGTTACTTCGGTGTGATTAACGTAAATGGTCTACAGACTTTCAGTCTTGACACCTTAAGATAATCTAAATTATCTTATTAAAAAAAAGGGGGATTATGTCCCCCTTTTTTATTGCACCATTCTTTTGTATATTTGTAATATGGAATCACAAAAAACAAAATCGATAACCTATGAAAAGTCAAAAGATGGATATATCACAGGAATTGATATTAGAGACTCTATTAGTTTAAGTGAAATGAGTAAATTAATAATTAAAGGATTATCGTATCGGTTAAATTATTACTCTGATGATAGAGTGTATTTTTGTTCTAAAGAAAAATTAAAATGAGTTGGGAAGAATATTTTTTGAATATTGCCGAACAGGTAAAGTTAAAGTCTAAAGATAAATCGACACAAATAGGTGCGGTTATTGTTGGAAAAGATAATGAAATTTTATCTACGGGTTATAATTCATTTCCAAGAGGTTTAGACGACAATAAAGATGAACGTCAAGAAAGACCCGAGAAGTATTTTTGGTTTGAACACGCAGAGCGTAATGGAATATATAATGCGGCACGAATAGGAGTATCACTTAAAGATTCCACAATTTATTTAACTTCAGGGATACCGTGTATGGATTGTGCCAGAGCAATTGTTAACTCAGGAATTAAAGTTGTGTGGTGTAAAACTGAATGTACTACTAAAAATAAAGAGAAATGGGTGGAGTCTCAAAAAAGAAGTTTACAACTCTTTGATGAGTGTGGTGTTAATGTACGTTATTATTAATAAGTTTTTTAACTTTAACAGTTAAATTACCCGTTCCTTTAATAATTCTATGATAAGTACCCTCATGTATAAAAATGGGAGTATTTTTTTTAATTTGTATGGGTAATTCATCATCCATTTGGAACATCCAATCAGTATCGTGTTCACAAATAACGATTCTGTCTTCTTCATCGAAATGCCATTTTAATTCTGTTTCATTTAAAACGGAAGAAAATGTTCTAATGTAATAATCTTCTTGTTGTTTTTCTTTAAATGGTAAATTTTTTACCATGGACTTGACGATTTGATTCCAAGTGCTTTACGATATCTAGAAATATTGCAACTCCAGTACCCCGGAGTAGTCCTATCCTTCTTTTGGTCACATTTATGTCTAGCCCTAAAAGATTTTGCGGCTTTTGGATTATTATTCCTAACTCTTAGATTAGGGTCACCAAATGTTACTTTAACAACATTACCACTACTATTTTTTACATATACCGCAAATTTCTTAGGACCACCTGGTGTTCTAAATGGTTTATTTAGTTTAACATTTTTACCTCTATGTTTGGCTTCAACAAGATATTCTTCTTCATTTAAAATAAATGGAATATCTAAATAAACTTCTTCTCCTTCGTAAATTCCTGTTAAACCGATATCGGTTTTAATAAGTTCTAAATCATCTCCTTCAAGTAATAAAATTCCGTTATCATAAAGGTTTCTTGATTCATTAAATAAATTAAAAAACTTTTCTGAATAAATTCTATATATATTTTCTATAAGTGGTTTTTCTTGTGTAATATGATAATTTAACCCTTCACTCAGAATCATTTTAGACTCATTTAAGACACTTAATTTTGGAGGTGAGTAAGTTTCCATTATTTCATTAAAATCCAATGTAATGATGTTATTTTCATCAAAACGAGTAAATGTTGGTTTGTTACCCTTTCCAATCTTTGGTTCTTTTTTTTCAGCATTTCTTTTTTGAGTTGTCATAGATTTTTTTTCATTTTTTGAATAAGAACCCGCGGTTTTTGGTGTATCTTTAGAAACCTTTTTTAATGGTCTACATTTGGGATAACCTTTTCTTTCCTTATCCCCATCTGCGTCTTTTCTACCACAGGGTGGGTGTTTTCCGTCAATTTTTCTACTAACGTCTACCCATTTTTCTTTAAACCAACGTCTTAAATCTTCTTTTAATACTTCACCACTTTCAAGACACTCTTTTAGGTATTGTTTATCTTCTTCGTTAACTATAATTTTCATAATTAATTAATATAACAGTTTAATTCATATTTCTCTTTCATCCCATAAATTTGGATTTGTAATTTCTTTTTCTGTTCCTTTTCTCCTTTATATAATGTTATTGAAAATCTATTTGTTTTTCCTTCATCTGGTTTTTTTGGACCCATACCTATTTTATCTGCTGTTTCTTCTTTATCATAACTATAACCTCTTTTTTCTGCATATTCTAACGCCTCATTTACGGCTGAAGTGTATGAATTATGGTAAACTTTGTAATCTTCCTTTTTATCTTCATTTAGATTTTCATTTGTTGATTTTTTACATTTTTTCCATCCACCACCTTTTGATTTATATCGTTTAGCAGCCCAACCATTTGCGTAAGCACTGGGATAAACATCAAATTTAGATTTAGCTGCGGCTTTGGCTGCTGCCCATAATTTTGGATTTGTGGGACAGTTTTTGCTTTCATCTATTTGATATTCTTCATTTAAAAAATCATCATCTTCATTTAAACTAAATTGTGATACATCTGCTTTCAGTTTATTTGACGGTTCAATTTGATTCATTAAAAAATCAAACACTTGGTCTAATAAACTTTTTGCTTCAGTTATATGGTCTTGAGCCCAATCATGTTCTTTCATTATCGAATCCACCACTCTTTTGTCTTGTTTCATCAAAATGTCAGATTGTCTTCTCATTTGTTCTAAATTATCAAAAAACATGTAATTTTCAGGTCTATCCTCTAGTTCTGATTGCTCTGATACTATTCTCAAATGTTTTTTTATTATGTTATTTAAATTTTTCATAATTATAAATATTTTATTTTTCTGATATTATTTCAAATTTAACATAATTGTTATAGAAAATTTCTTCAGTATATGTTTTAGATTTGAATTCCATATAATACTCTCTTGGTATTAAATAAGAGGTGTCCAAATAAAAAGAGTTTTCATTTGTTACATCTGTTTTTGTCCAATCAAAGACAATGACATTTGTTTTACCTTCTTTTATAAAGATACGATAATAGACATCATCAAATAAAATTGTTTTTTGTTGCTCAATAGATTTTAATTCAATTAAAATCTTTTTCAATTCTCCTCTAATTATTTTTTCATTTTGTTTTATTCCTGAAAATTGTATAATATAACTTTGCGTTTCTTTTGGGTTTTCACCAAAACTATATCCTGAAGAAAATGGTTTGGGCACAAATTTTTGCGTAACATCATTAATTGAAACACCATCAATTGATAAATTTTTCCATTTATCATAAAAAAATCTTTTACCATCACAAAGTTGTCCTAATAGTCCAAAACTAACTTTATAAACACCCTTTCTGATTTTTGTTGTTGTTAAACCAGTTACACCTGTGATTGGTGTTAAACTTGAGTTTAAAATATCAACGGTAGGGGTATTATCTAAATCATAGAAATTTGTTCCTTTTGTTACATACAAGTAAAGATTATTTACCCTGTCTCCTATGAAGTTTTGTCTATTGTCATCTATTCTATCTTCAAAAACACTCTCAACAAATGGTTCAAAGAAAGTTTGTGTATACTTTGAAAAAAAGGAGACAGATTGTTCTGTTGAACCACTTACATCTTCATATTCATCTTCAAATTTTATTCCCAATCCATAATTAGTATTACCCGATACAACAATTCCATTTACGTAATTTGTGATGTCTAATTCAATATTTTCATTACCATTGTCGAAATGAATGGTATCAATTATCGTTGCACCAGTAGAGTATACACCTTGATTTGTCCAACCACTAATAGTAGTTTTATTAAACCAATTTGATGGTCTAATATCGTAAATTTTATTATCAAAATCATCTGTATAATCAACAAATTCATAATCAAAACCAACACCCTCGTCCCACGATTCATCTAATTGAAAAACAACCAAATCAAATGATGTTGCTCTTTCTCTTCCATTTGATTTATCATTACCAATTAATTTAGGGTCACCAATAACGGTGTTTGTCATTTTTAGGTAATGTTTGGTATTATTATCAATGACTAAATCACCATTATTGATTTTTGATGTTAAACTGCTAAAATTTATTGTAAAAATAAATCTAGAGACCCCTTCACCATAGTAAATTTCTGTGGTTGGGTTTTTGGCGGTATTGACTTCACTATTTTTAATGATAGTGTTGTTTTTTGAAAAATAAGAGCGATAATATGACATCAGTTTTTATATAATAAATATCAATTTAGTTGATTTTAATTGATGTGTTTATTAACTCTTGTCTTAATTTATTGTATAGTCTTTCCATCTCGGTATGTGCATCGTAATCTGATTTAACATAAGGTTTATTAATATTATGCACGTGAGTTGTTAAAACATTATAAACTGCATCAATAAAACTCAATAAAATTTCACCTCTTACTAAAGAATACGTATTCGGGTCAATTTTTTGAACATAATCATCTTGACTATATTCATATGAATCTAAATTAAGAAAATCAATAGGTTTATCAGTAAAATTGGTATCAGTTGATAAAATATAAATCTTATCTGCCGTAATATTCCCAAATGTCTGTTCTTTTACTTTTTGGTCAATTCTAAGAACTTGTGATTTTTTCTGTATTATTTTTTGTGGAGGATTAATACTGTCTCGATTAAAAACAATACTAGAACCCGCAGATGTTTTTGATGTCAATTGAATTTTAGACAAAACATATTTTCTATTTGTAAACTCTGTAGATGTTGTTGTTCTATTTTTAAATTCAAATGTTGGTCTAAAGAAAAATGGGTGTATTTCTAAAAACTGTGTTGATTGTGTTCCATCATTTATTGTTGTTAAATTTGTTAGTATTTTATATGATACGACACCATCAAAACCATTTTGATGAATTTCATTTAATTTATTTCTAACTGAATATATAACTTCATTTAATTTATTATTTAATGTAAATCCACTGTATCCACTAATGTTATTCAAATTAATTTGAAAGGTATATGTGTTTCCCGATTCTGATAAAAGAATGGTTTCATTTTGTAATATTTCTGTAAATTCAGTAAAATTATTTGAATTATATTTTGGGATGTAGAAATTTGGTTTAACTTGATAAATGTAAAAATTACAAGTTGTTGGATTAGATAAATCGTCTAAATCGTATTCAATGATATATTTTATTATTTTATTTTCCGTTACTGTTTCTTCTTTTATTTCTTCTGACAGATATTTTTTATCTGAAAATTTTTTTAAATGCAATTTTGCCGATTTTCTTGAAACAATTGGAAATCCTTTTGATATTAATAGTTGTTCTTCATTGGTTGCCTTTATTTTTGAAATAAGTTTACCTGCTCTTAGCACTAATCCACCCGTTGTAAATACAATATCGTCACCGTATTTACCTGACACAGAATAATCTTTGTATTTTGATAGTGCATTTTTTGAATTTTCAGGTAAATCACCTGTTTCATTTTTTATTATGTCTGATTTATGTTCAATAGACACACCATATGATGTATCAATAATTTGTTCATTAAATGTTTGAGAATTAAAATCAAATCTTGTTGTGAATGGGCCGGCAATATATTCTTGATTTACTGTTGTCTTTTCGGTATCGTATCTTATTATCTTTACCGTTTGTTTGATTTCAGGTATGAAATTTATATTGTTTGGTAAAAA